CTGGAACTGCGAACGCCGCCTCGCTCGGTGTGACCAGTTTGAACGTTGCAGGCGCCGCCAACGCCGCTTCACTGGGTGTGAGCGGTCTCGTGAATACCGCAAGCCTGAACGTCTCTGGGGCTGCGAACGCCGCTTCGTTCGGCGTCGGAACCCTGAACGTTGCCGGGGCTGCCAACGCGGCATCTCTTGGCGTGAGCGGTCTCATGAATACCGCAAGCCTGAACGTCTCTGGAACTGCAAACGCCGCATCACTCGGCGTGACCACCCTCAATGTGGCGGGCGTCGCCAACGCCGCCTCGCTCGGCGTAAGCGGTCTCATAAATACCGCGACTCTCAATGTCGCTGGAACAACTCTTGTATATACCCTAAACGTTGCAGGGCTTGCTAATGCCCTGACATTCCAAGGTGATGGTGGCCTTCTGATAAATCTATCGAGCAGTGCTGTGGTTCAGCCGTTCACGAATCTCGTGTCCACAAACTCTTTGACAACAACTAATGTGTACGTCTCGAATATCTATTCGACGGGGCCGGTAGGCAACACATACGTCACGGGTAACGTGGTGGTCAGTGGTAACGTGTACTCGGCCATGGGACAGCTCGGGGTTGGCGGAGGCATCTACCTGTACCTCACTTCGTCTTACGCCGTGCCGAGCGGTTACACGGGGGCAGTGTACGGTGCGACATATCCTCTGACCATAGGCAGCGCCAACGGTTTCTCGCTCTCTGGGTCGAGCACGATGATAGGCCGGAGCACAAACGGCAACTTTGTATTCTCGGCGGTTGGTCCCTACATGATCGAGATGGTCTTGCTTGGCACGGACAATATACGTGGCGTCGCACTCGGCTCGAACGTTGCTGACGTGCACGGCACTGACCAGAACTACTTGTACCGGTACACAACGCTCGTGACTCAGAACCCGACGGAGCTCATACAAATCCCTGTGAACGTGACGGACGTCACAAAGTACTACTACTTGGACTTGTTCACAGACTCGGCTGGCTCTCTCCTGCAGACCAACTCGGGTTCGGGCGGCACGTACATAACGGTCAGTCCGCTTGTGGGCACGGGCGCGACGACCATGGCGCCCATCTCCGTGCCGAGCAGTCAGTGGTTGACCGCATCGAACGGCATCTACTATCCAAGCAATGTAGCGATAGGTGGATCCAACCCGTCGTACAATCTGGATGTCCAAGGAAACAGTTTTTCATATTCTTTTATTTCAGGAGTGACCCTGCAGTCCTCGAGCTATGCAGCAACCTGGCAGGACACGGTGGTCGCCATGACGGCCAGCGGCACAGTGACACTGCCTCTCGGATCGACGCTTCCTACAGGTAAGGTGTACCACATAAAGAAAGCATTCGGGGCGGCGGGATCGGTGACGATCCAGATGTCCGGCAGTGACACTCTGGACGGCCAGACGAGCTCGACGATCACCATCGGGTGGACGTCAGTCACGGTGTTGTGGACAGGGGTGACTAACACGTGGCTGATTATCTAAGCGGCCCATATACTCCTCTGCTTATTTGTAGGCTTTGAGGGCGGCGCGTCGTCTTGTGAAAACCACTCGTTGCCCACGTGGGCCCTCCACTTGAGGCCCATCTTGTCGAGCACCTTCCGGCAGCACACGCACGGGAGCGAGACGCCCGGGAGGCCGTCGCGGCGCATGCGCTTTATGACCATCACCCCTTGCTTCCTATGAAACCACTGAACAAACCTGTAAGGGTGGACACCCTCGCGCCTTGCGCGCTCCATGAGAATCCCTACAAGTCTGCGCTCGGCGCAACACTTGTAGGAATTACCAACCGCAATATTCGCCGTAGAGCACATTATTATAGCCATGCCTTTCCATAGAACATTTTGTTTAAATATTTTCACGGACAACAGTAATGACAGCACCACACAGCAATGTGTTGGGTGACTCGAATGTATTGGGGAATGTCTTTTGTCAAAACTTATCGTCACGAGGGGCGCTCACTGTCACGTCAGGGCAGACCACACTCTCTAACCTGACCGTGGCGAATATAGTTTTTACAGGTAACGTGTTCAGTCTCAATACGAACGTCGAGACGACCAACGCCTTTTCTATAAATAACTACGGTACACAAACTGCCCTCAAGGTGGTTCAGTACGAAGGTACGGGCGGCGGCGGGCACACCTACAACACCGCCGAGTTCTGGGACTATCAGACGCTCGCCATGGTGGTGGACCCTTATGGAAACGTAGGCATCCACACGTCAGCCTCACCTGATTACGATTTTACGGTTCGAGGAACTGCAAATGTCGATGTCATTTACGCGGCGAATATTTTCACATCAAACATTTCAGGAACTGTTTTGTCCCTAAGTGGCCAAGCGAAGAGCGGTACTCTGATTGTCGCTGGGGCCGCAAATGCCGCTTCGCTAGGCGTGAGCGGCCAGATAAACACTGCAACTCTCAACGTCTCTGGAACCGCTAACGCGGCTGCACTAGGCGTGACCAGTCTGAACGTCACCGGCACCGCAAACGCCGGCTCGCTTGGTGTGACCACCCTGAACGTCTCTGGAGCCGCGAATGCCGCCTCGCTGGGTGTGAGCGGTCTCATCAACACGGCAACTCTCAACGTTTTTGGAACTGCAAACGCCGCTTCGCTCGGCGTAGGAACACTAAATGTTGCAGGGGCCGCGAACGCCGCCTCACTGGGTGTGAGCGGCCAGATCAACACGGCAACTCTGAATGTCTCTGGAACTGCGAACGCCGCTTCGTTCGGCGTGGGAACCCTGAATGTCGCTGGGGTGGCCAACGCGGCATCTCTTGGTGTGAGCGGTCTCGTGAATACCGCAAGCCTGAACGTTTCTGGAACGGCCAACGCCGCTTCGCTCGGCGTAGGAACACTAAATGTTGCAGGGGCGGCCAATGCCGCTTCGCTCGGTGTGAGCGGTCTCATCAACACAGCAACTCTGAACGTCTCTGGAACTGCAAACGCCGCCTCACTCGGTGTGACCAGTCTGAATGTCGCGGGGGCGGCCAACGCGGCATCTCTTGGTGTGAGCGGTCTCATCAACACCGCAACTCTGAACGTCTCTGGAACTGCGAACGCCGCCTCACTAGGTGTGACCAGCCTGAATGTCGCAGGGGCGGCCAACGCCGCCTCACTGGGTGTGAGCGGTCTCATCAACACGGCAACTCTGAACGTCGCCGGCACCGCAAACGCCGCATCTCTCGGCGTGACCACCCTGAATGTCGCAGGTGCCGCCAATGCAGCTTCGCTAGGTGTGAGCGGTCTCATCAACACTGCAACTCTGAACGTCTCTGGAACTGCGAACGCCGCCTCGTTAGGAGTGACGAGTCTAAATGTCGCAGGGGCGGCCAACGCGGCATCTTTTGGTGTGAGCGGTCTCATCAACACTGCAACTCTGAACGTCTCGGGAACGGCGAACGCCGACTCTCTCGGCGTGGTAACCCTGAATGTAGCGGGGGTCGCCAACGCGGCATCTTTTGGTGTGAGCGGTCTCGTGAATACCGCAAGCCTGAACGTCTCTGGAACTGCGAACGCCGCCTCACTCGGTGTGACCAGCCTGAATGTTGCAGGGGCGGCCAACGCCGCCTCACTTGGCGTGAGCGGTCTCGTGAATACCGCAAGCCTGAACGTCTCTGGAACTGCAAACGCCGCCTCACTAGGTGTGGGAACCCTGAATGTCGCAGGTGCCGCCAATGCAGCTTCGCTAGGTGTGAGCGGTCTTATCAACACTGCAACTCTGAACGTCTCCGGTACAGCCAACGCCGCCTCACTAGGCGTGACCAGTCTGAATGTCGCGGGTGCAGCCAACGCCGCCTCTCTAGGCGTGACCAGTCTGAACGTCTCCGGTACAGCCAACGCCGCCTCACTAGGCGTGACCAGTCTGAATGTCGCGGGTGCAGCCAACGCTGCCTCTCTAGGCGTGAGCGGCCAGATCAACGCGGCGACTCTGAACGTCTCTGGGACCGCCAATGCAGCTTCACTCGGCGTGGGCTCGCTGAATGTTGCTGGAGTTGCGAACGCCGCTTCACTGGGCGTGAGCGGCCAGATCAACACGGTGAGCCTGAACGTCTCAGGTACAGCCAACGCCTTGGCACTGGGTGTGGGCAGCTTGAACGTCTCGGGCGTCTCGAACGCGGCCTCACTCGGTGTGAGCGGTCAGATCAACACGGCGAGCCTGAACGTCTCGGGCGTCTCGAACGCCGCCTCTCTCGGTGTGAGCGGTCAGGTCAACACGGCGAGCCTGAACGTTTCCGGGACCGCCAACGCCTTGGCACTGGGTGTGGGTAGTTTGAACGTTGCCGGAGTTTCGAACGCCGCCTCTCTAGGCGTGAGTGGTCTAATCAACACGGCAACTCTGAACGTCTCTGGGACGGCTAATGCCGCGTCACTCGGTGTGGGCTCGCTGAATGTTGCGGGCGCGGCCAACGCCGCCTCACTAGGCGTGAGCGGCCAGATCAATGCTGCGACCCTGAACGTCTCTGGTACAGCAAACGCCGCCTCTCTTGGTGTGAGCGGCCAGATCAACGCCGCGACCCTGAACGTCTCTGGAACCGCCAACGCCGCCTCTCTCGGTGTGAGCGGCCAGATCAATGCTGCGACCCTGAATGTCTCTGGGACTGCAAACGCCGCCTCGTTGGGCGTTGGCTCGCTGAATGTTGCTGGAGTTTCGAACGCCGCCTCTCTCGGTGTGAGCGGCCAGATCAACGCGGCGACCCTGAATATCTCTGGGACTGCCAATGCAGCCTCTCTCGGTGTAGGCAGCTTGAACGTTGCGGGGGTTGCGAACGCAGCTTCGTTGGGTGTGAGCGGTCAGATCAACGCGGCGACCCTGAATATCTCTGGGACTGCCAATGCAGCCTCTCTCGGTGTGAGTGGTCAGATCAATGTCGCGACCCTGAACGTCTCTGGGACTGCAAATGCCGCCTCGTTGGGCGTGGGCAGCTTGAACGTTGCTGGAGTTTCGAACGCCGCTTCGCTAGGCGTGAGCGGTCAGATCAATGTGGTGACACTCAATGTCTCTGGGACTGCCAATGCCGCCTCGTTGGGCGTGGGAAGCTTGAACGTCGCAGGCACAGCGAATGCCGCCTCGATAGGCGTGAGCGGCCAGATCAACGTCGCGACTCTCAACGTCTCCGGTACTGCAAACGCCTCCTCGTTGGGTGTGAGCAGTAATGTAATTGCTGCAGACGCCTTGCGATCCAAGAATGTTTGGGTCGATGGCTTGACCTCCAATAGCACCAACACAAGCGTGAACTCGACCCTCAACTTGACGGGTGGTCTGCTCGTTTCTGGAGCCGCTGCGGGCGCTGGCCAGACGCTCGTGACCACGGGTACAGGTGCAGGCGTGCAGTGGGGCACATTGGTCAGCTCTCAGTGGACGACCGGTACAAACAACATCTACTATCTCGCTAATGTGGGTATAGGAACCAGCGCCGTTTCTTCCAATCTTTATGTAGTCGGCAACGTCTTCGCGTCAAACGCCTTGCAGACCAAGAACGTATGGGCAGATGGCTTGACTTCTAACAGCGCCAACACGGTCATGAGCTCGACCCTCAACTTGACGGGTGGTCTGATCATTTCAGGCACTTCAGGAACGGCCGGACAGACGCTCGTCGCCACAGGCACCGGAGCGGGTATACAATGGGGAACTGGAGGAGCGGCGTCACAATGGACAACAGGTACTAACAACATCTACTACTTTTCGAACGTCGGTATAGGGACCAGTGCAGTCTCGGCGAACGTCACAGTCTCTGGTAACATCTACGCTTCCAATGCTCTCTCCACAACAAACATTTTCACAACAAATCTCACAGCCACAGGGACCATATCAGGTACATGGACAGGCGTCAATCAAGGAACCCTCTTGACTCTCGGAACAACTCTGTCAACAACCGCATTTGCATCGAGCTCCGACACCCCGACCCTTCAAGCGATCCACTTGAATCTCAACAGTTTCACGCCTTCTGGAGCCTCCTCGAGCTACACGATCACTGCGGAAGGCCTCATCAAGTTCAGCGCCGTCGGCCTCTACAAGGTGCAGATGGTACTCGTCGCAGATGCCCCGGTCCGCAAGCTAGCGCTCGGGACCAACACATCGTCCGCATTCCCGTCGAGCACTTCGGCTTATACGTACGTCATAGACATCCCTGTGGGTCAGAGCTCGTCGGTACCGCTCGTGATCCCGATCAACGTGACCAGCACCGCCTCGTGGTACTACATCGACATCTTCACACAGAGCGCTTTGACCGCTGGCTTCCTTTACCTCACAGCCTCCAGCTCCATCAGCGGCACAAAGTTCGGAACGTGGATGCAAATTTCGCCATTCGGCAACTACATAAGCTCGTCTATAAACGCAGCAGCTGGCCTGCTCATGACCACGTCCGGTACAACGCTCTCGAGCCCCGTCAACTCCAACACGTACCGGCTCTCCATGACGTCAGGGGCTGGCTGGACAACCTCTGGAACCAGTGCGAGCATGATAGTCAGCACCGGTGGTAACCTACGGTTTTACCAAGCGGGTGTTTATCAGGTGAACCTTTGCCTCAACCCCAATCTCCAGCCCCCAGTGCAGTTTGGCATCGCGTCCTCTGCAACCGATGCGACCACCTCATCCACTCAAGGGCCATACCTGTACAGCTATGCACCGACATATACGCAAGATCCCAGTACCACTGTGACCCTGCCAGTGAACGTCACGGACGTTACCAAGTTTTACTACATCGATGTCACCTTTGGAGGAACAACAACAACTGTTTCACTTTTGTCTACAAGTACTTTTGTGAGCGTGAGCCCCTTGTCATCGTACATTCCCAACCCCATGGCCACAGCCTCGGTGGTGGTCTCGAGCGTTGCGTCAGCACAGACGGTCACGCCTTACACCGCCCTCTCGACAGATTACTATATAGGCAGAGCCTTTGGCGGGACGATCATCATACCACAAGGCGCCACCTTGACGACTGGAAAAGTTTACGTCATCAAGGACGAATCTGGCCTGGCGGGCACAAATGCAGCTTACAACATCACGATCCAAATGTCTGGCGCTGACACGATCGACGGTCAAACAAGTGCCTCCATCCAACTGGCTTGGACATCTGTGAGCCTGATGTGGACAGGCGCCGCCAACAAGTGGTCTTTTATCTAGGCATCTAGTAGGATGCCGTTCATCATTAATAACCAAACTCGTCCATACGATTTTGGTACCGATGCTATCGAACGTCAGCGCGTGTCGCTCGGCCAGTCGGTCATCGATGCCGATTTTGAATACGGCCTCCAGGCCACAAAGTGGCAGACTTATCAAGAGGTTCGCAAGACACCCAGCTTCTATGAAACGCCCGGTACTGATCTGGTCATCACTAACGTCACTACTAATTGGACGGGCACCAATCCCTCCACAATTACCGTCTCGACCACAACCCCGCCAGCCGTCGGGACCGTCATAACGATGACCGGTCTCGCCAACGCCAGCAAGACGGCTGATCGCGCCGAGGGGTTTTTCTTGGTCACTGCAGTGAGCGCCGGTGCGTCTTTCAGTTATATCGCCAAGGGTGGTACTGTTGGCACTGCAAACGGTGAGACGCTGTTCACCGCCTACACGGTCGTCCGCCGTGGTGGCATTTTCAATAACGGTAATGCGAAAATAGTTGTGTCAGCTATCGCTCAGAGCGCCTTCACGGTCACTGTGACCACCACGACCAACCACGGTCTCATGCCAGGCACGCCCATCACATCCACTGCATGGACTGGTGGCTCCGGAACGTACTACACCCAGGGCAACTTTTTCATAGATTCAGTTCCGACGTCTACTACTTTCACTTTCACATCTTCCACATCCTCCACCGCGAGCGGCGGCACGACCGGTGCAGTCTACGTCCAGCCCTACTCATACACTGTTCACCGGCCGTTCGACGGCGGTGTGATCATGTCCCCGGCACAGCCGACATACGGCTCGAACGTTCTGCGCCAGTCCAAGAAAGTTTTCCGGTACCAGTCTGGCAAGGGCTTCCTCTGGTCGTCCGGCACGCTCTTCTGCCCGAATAACGACATCGTGTCCATCACCGCCTCGAGCACCACCCTCCCCGCAACGCTCACCATCGTGACGGACATTGCTCACGGAGCGCCGCAGCCTGGTGCTACGATTCAGATTCGAGGCGTCACGACCGCAAGTTTCAACGGTACTTTTGTAGTGAAGAGCGTCACCGAGTCCACCACGGTGGTCGTGGACGCGCTGGTCAACCCCGGTGTGCTTTCGCCCGTGCTTGGCGACCAGCCGCGTTTCGTCATGAGCGCTTGGCACGGCGCCTGTGTGCGCGCCGGCGTCTTTGAGGACCAGAACGGCCTTTTCTGGGAGTATGACGGTCAGACCCTGTGGGTCGTGAAGCGCTCGAGCACCTTCCAGCTCGCCGGCCTCGTGACGATCGCCGCCAACTCACAGACCGTGACTGGCGACGCCAACGCGCGGTTTCTAGATCAGCTCAAGGTGGGTGACCGCATCACGATCCGTGGCATGACCCACACCGTGACGTGGATCGACCAGGCGTCCCAGAACAATATGCGCGTCAACCCACCGTACAGAGGGGCGGCGACCGCAACGGCCGTCAAGGCGTGCAAGATTATCGAGCTGCGCGTGCCACAGTCGCAGTTCAACCGCGACAAGATTGATGGTACGGGTCCTGGCGGCTACCAAGTTGACCTCACGAAAATGCAGATGCTTGGCCTTCAGTACACGTGGTACGGCGCTGGTTTCGTCGACTTTATGATCCGCGGCACCAATGGCGCCTGGACTATGGTGCACCGTATGCAGAACAACAACGCGAATGACGAGGCGTATATGCGCACCGGTAACATGCCTGTCCGCTACGAAATAGTCAACGAGTCTGGGGTGGCCTACTCTAAACTCGCAACGTCTCTCGCCGCCTCGGGTGAAACATATATAGCACTCTCAGATGACATTACGTATTGGCCCAACACCGGCACGGTGATGATCGATAACGAGATGATCTCTTACTCGGCCAAGACCCTTGCGACCAAGCAGCTCACGATAGCCACTCGGGCGGCGACTCTCGTGTACAACATTGCCGACACAAACCGGACATTCTCAGGGGGCTCTGCGGCGATCCACACGGCCGGTGTGACGGTCAACTTGATCTCGTGCACATGCTCGCCATCCCTGACCCACTGGGGCTCTGCTTTCATCATGGACGGCCAATTCGACCAGGATCGCGGGTATTTCTTCAACTATCAGTTCAATTACACGACATCCTTGACTGCCAATGCAGCCGCCACGCCCCTCTTTTTCATCCGCCTCTCGCCCTCTGTGAGCAACGGTATCGTCGGTGACATCGGCGCCCGTGATCTCCTGAACCGTGCTCAGCTTCTGCTTCAAAAGCTCGACGTGACATGCTTCAACGGCACGGCTGGTGGAACCCTCAACGTCATTGGCGTCTTGAACCCATCGGGTTTCGAGACGTCCACCTTTTCGTGGCAGACCGTCAACTCCCAGGGCGGGCAGCCCAGTTTCACGCAGTTCGCACTCGCCTCGGCAATCACCGGAGGTGGGTCCTACACGGCCAACTCTGGTGAGCGCATCTTTTCTATGTTTTGTGCCGGCAACAGCCAGGCAACCATCGATCTCAGCGCCCTCAAGGAGCTGTCGAACACCGTCATTGGCGGCAATCGCATGTACCCAGACGGTCCGGACACGCTCATGATCATGGCTGGCGCTCTGAACCAAGCGATCACCCCCTCGTCTTACAACCTGTATTGGTCGGAGGCTCAGGCGTGAAGAAAATACCTGCGAATTGTAGAGAATGGCTTTAGCACTAAGGTCGAACGTTTACTCGGACGTCTACATCACGGGCAATTGTGTCATTGGTGGCACCGTCACCTCCCTCGCAAACCCGGTCAACAGTCTCGTGACGATCCTGCAAGACCAGAAGACGAGCGGCTCCAACGGTGGCAGCGCAACCGGCGCCGCTTGGAACACGCGCACGCTCAACACGTCCGTTATTGACCAGATCGGCGTGAGCTTGGGTTCGAACCAGTTCACGCTGCCAGCCGGTACATACCATGTGCAGATTAGCACGCCCGCCTGCCAGGTGAACAACCACCGGTGCCGCCTTTACAACGTCACGACCAGCTCGACGGTCCTGCTTGGCACGAGCGAGTGTGCTCAGAACACCAACCCCTCGAACATGTCCAACAGATCTTTCATCGATGCTTACTTTACGAGTGCTGCAAGCGGTACTTACCGTGTCGATCACTGGTGCAACACTTCGTTTGCTACACAGGGCCTTGGTATGAACGCCACCTCCGGTGATGTCGAAATTTTCACAAATGTTAAAATTATTAAAATTAATTCCGGAGCGGCTCTGAACCAGTGGACCACCGGTGGAACGGCCGTCTACTACAACTCTGGAAACGTCGGTGTCGGGACGACCAACCCACTAAACCCCCTCACTGTTTTCAACACGGGCGTCAGCGTCTCGAACGTGTCTTCTAGCGCTGCTTCAACCGCCGCATATTCATCATTTGTCAATACTGCCGATAATCGACGCGCGTTTGTCGGTATGGATGGTACGGGTCTGTTTGCTTTGAGCACCGGTGCGCTCGCGCTCGGAACGGACAACACACCGGTCATCATCGCACCAAACTACGCCACCGGTGAAAAGATGCGCGTTACACCCGGAGGCAACGTCGGGATCGGCACAACCAGCCCCGTCTCTCTGCTCACGGTTCAGGGGGAGGCGCGCATCACCGGCAATCTCATCAGTGCCGGATTCACATCAAACGCCACCAATACTGTGTTTAACTTTGATACGTTGACTGTTCCATTCGTCGTAGCTTCGTCGAGTGTTGGGGTAGGGACTACAAGTCCTGTAACGGCTCTGGACGTCTACGGAGTCATTTCAACAAATGGTCTTCCTCTTCCATACTGTATAGCCAGTGGGACGGGAACTTTTGGGTCAAATTATGCAACCACACCTGCACATGGTGGCAGTTATTTCTGGTATGATAGGACCTCACCGATAGTCATTCCACAGGGTGCGAATATCACTATAGAAATATGGGGCCAGTCTGGTTATAACCAGCAAGGTATTGCAATCGACCCTTATAACAGCTCAACGTCACAGTTCAATATTCAGAACACTTCACAATCTGGAATAAATGAAATTAATGCAACTTATTATGGCACGAGTATTACGGCAGTTGCTGTTGATAATACTACACAGAACCCTCCTTGGACCATGTTCAGTATGTTACAGAGCACTACAGTTGCATATTACAATTGGCAACAAACTATAAAGTTTTTCAATCCAGCAACTCCGTCCGGAAATAGTAAAGTGGTTTGTGGTACGGTTAACGGTTCAGGACTTCATAGTGCTGGTAACTGTGCTCAGTTTCAAGGGTCAATAGGATTTTACTCTAGCACTATAGCTTACACAGTGACTGGGTTCAGAATCTTATTGGTTACAACATCAACAACTACTTTTTCATCAACATACAGCTACAGAGTCTATGTATCTTAAAATCTCCCCTAAAACTAGATGAGCCTGACGGCGACCAACGCCCAGGTTTACAAAGGCACAGCCGCCGTAACTTACGGTTCAGGGGCCGGTGTGAGCGGGAGTCAGCTCCAAGGGACTGCAACCATAACTTATGGAGGGGCACCAACTAGCAATACGGCACTTTCTTTTCCGGGCACGTCTGGAAACTACATGCTTTTACCAGCAAGTCACCCTACCAACTTTGACCCGAGCACATCGAACGTCTTTGTAGAGGCATGGGTCTATTGGAACGGCGCAAACTGGACAGCGACGACTGGGGGTGGTATTTATGAGCGTGAGAATGTCGGAAATACGGTTCAGGATTTCGGAATGTACACAGATAACACCGGAAAGTTAACATCCTACATGTATACTCAGAACGGGTCTATTCTTCGAGCCGCTTACAACACCTCCACTCTGAATGTTCAACAGTGGTATCACGTGGCCTTTGCGTATAACACTGTGAATCAGACATCCTATGTATGGGTCAATGGAAACATAGGAACACCGTCAACCGCAAGTAACCCTGCCCGGTACACAGTGACTCAAACTTATATAGGATTCCATCCATATAACATGCCATCTGTGTATGCATGGAATGGGTACATCAATGACATGCGCGTGATTAAGGGTGGTATTGTACCAACAACAAGCTTCACGCCAGTCACTGCACCTTTTAGGCTTGGTCAACCCCCATATGTCACCGGTGGATCGACTGTTTTCAGTCTGGCCGAGCAGTACTTTTTTCCATCGTGGGTGTCCCTTCCTGGAACTCAAGGCTCTTATATGAGTTTAGGAGTTCCAAAAAATGCATATCTTTCTTCTGCTTTCAACACTTTTATTCAATGCTGGGTATATATAAATTCAACTTCCGCAAATGCGGGTTACATTATAATGTCAACTGCCAGTGTAGAAGTCAACTATACCGAAGACTGGGCATTACGAGTACTTTCTGGTGGAACTGTACAGTTTTATATTTATAATTCTAGTGTTTCATCAAGTGGTGTTACTTCATCTTCAGCTTTAAGTGCTGGGAGATGGTATCATATAGCCGTATCATATGTATATAATACGGGAACATACGGTACTATGTATATGTTTGTGAACGGTGTTTTTCAAAATTCATCTGCAATGAGTGGAGGATTTCCGAGATTTAGTCCTACGAATATTATTACAGTAGGATCTAGTTTGACTACATTAGGGTGGTCACCTCTAAATTCGTATATTCAAGATTTGCAGGTTGTCCAAGGTGGAACTGTTCCGACGACAACTTTCACACCTGCGGCGGCTCCGTTCGGACTTGCGAGCCCGTCATACGTGTCCGGTGGAACAACCGTGCTTTCCCTGGCGACGCAGTACTATCAGACGGGATTGACGGCCAAGACGCTTTTTAGTCGGATCTCGAGTGCCGCCTCTGCGAGTGCCAAGGGAATTTACAGTCTGTACGCGGTCAACGGTGCCAGTCCACTTGTGATCAATGTGCGCAACGGGACAACTGCCGCCACGTCAGACTTTTACGGAGACATCTTTGGAAATTTGACAACTTCGGCCGGTCAGTCTATTTCGAACTGGCTCGGTGCCGCGACGGGATTTGTCACAACGTGGTATGACCAATCCGGGCTTGGAAATCATGCGGCCCAAGTAACAACCGCACTCCAACCGAGTATAACGCTCGGAACTCCAAATCTTATCAACTTTGGTGGAACTGGGTATTTCACCATAGCAAATCAGGTTATGCCAATCGGTAACGGAGTGTTTACGACTGTCACGAAGCTTGGTACTCACCCGACCGCTTCACAGATTTTTATGTGGAATTTTGGTACAACATCATCAGCCGCATGCGTCGGTTTTGATCTCAGAACTGACTATAGTCCGAATAGATACGAAGAGTTCTTTTACGCGACTGGTGACGTTCAAGGGGCGACATACACACCAAACGCGACGGTTTCAGGTGTCTACAATCAGTCTTCACACACACTGTATCTGAATGGTGCACAGATCGGAACGTCTGCAGTGTCTTCCCGTAACGGCGCTTCGGGGAACCAGACTATAGGTGCTATTATCTGGGCACCGGCGGACGGACGCGGCACTACACTTTACACCGGTACGATGAGAGATCTGTACGTGTTCAGCACGGCACTTTCAACGGCCGATCGTAACATTATGGAGAATGGGTACACTGACACGAAGGTTCAATTCACAAGTCGTGCGATCCTCCCAGCCGTCCTCGTGAATCCAGGGACGCTGACCTTTACCAACGGCGGCACGTTTACGGTTGCACAGACCGCCTTGGAACCATTGAACGGAATCACGTGGTCCTTGACGCCAGCCGGAAAGGGCGTCTCGATCACAAGATCTACGGACTACCTGTTGAACCTGACAGCCTCAGGGCCTTTCGTTCCTACTCTGTTCACAGTCACTGCGACAAATAGGGCGCAGATCACAACTATTAGTCAGTTTAGCGTAGCAAGTTTACTGGATCTTAAAACGACACGTTTACTAATTTCCACCCCAGATGAGAATCCAAGAGCTGTAATAGTCAATTCGTACAATGGGTATATATATTATTTCAAACGTTTTACCAATTCTATATTCATAGCGACGACGGCCGGTGTCGCGGTCACAACAGTCAACCCAATTTATGCAATTCAGGTATTCGGTGGAGGTCTTGCGGTCAATCCCGTCACCGGTATCGTCTATTTCCAGTACCTCAACGGATCTCAATGGGGTTTTGGGGCCATTGCACCAGGGACTTACTCGGTGACGTACAATGACACGACGTCTTTCGGTGGGGCGCCATGGGCGATGACCTATTGGAACGGAAGTATTTACTCCTCGACGACGACGGTGGCCGGCACAATAAGCACCGTTTCTCAAACCGACACGTCCTCGTGGGTGGTGAGTACTTATAATACATATACTGGACCCGGTGGCTTCGGTGTAGGCGCTGTCCAGGGAATAACGGGGGTAGGAAATGACCTATATATCATGACGTCCGCCCCAGGATCACTTTATAAAAACACGAGTATGACGCCTCTCGTTGCAACCCAAGATTTCTGGGGTCTCACTTCAGATGGTTACTATATGTACATGGGGGGCGCAGGTAATTCTGGCATCTACCGAACCACGATAGGTACTTGGGGAACTCCAACAAACATCGTCACAGGAGGCGCGTATAACCCGCCACTACTTATCCCCGACATATTCTATTATAATAGTGCAGTCTACTGCGCGGGTTCACAAAACCAGGCCATATTTTTACTTGAGTAACTATTAGATGAGCCTCACGGCCAATTCCACAGGGAAGCTTCTAGGCACAGCATCAATCACACCTGGTTACGCATCAGGTGTGAGTGGCTCTGAAATCAAGGGGACGGCGACCATAACGTACGGCGGCGCGCCAACGTCAAACACGGCTCTGAGCTTACCGGGATCTTCTGGAAACGTCATGAATCTCGGTCCTTATTTTCCAGCAAAGGTGGATCCTTCTACTTCTAATGTTTTTGTAGAGGCATGGATATATTTTAATTCAGCAAGTTCACCAAGCACACTTCAGTATATATTTTCAGTAAGCGACTCGGGTAGTGAAGACATGGGGTTTTTTGTTAATTTTCCAACCGAAACGGGGTTCCGAGTATGGAACACATCCGGTGGTAATTCTCAAGCAACTTATTCACCAACTATTAGTGCGAGTCAGTGGATCCATTTCGCCGGATCTTGGGACGTGACGAATAATAGAGTATACGTTTTCGTGAATGGCGTTGTTGGGGCTACAGTTCCCGCCTTTTCTGGAACGGCGCGTTCAAGATCAACATCAAGCCTTATATTGGGAGCTGGTAACGCTGGAACTTTCTTTCCTGGAAACGAATATATAAAAGACTTTCGCATGATCAAAGGCGGCATCGTACCAACCACGAGCTTCACACCCGTCGCCGCGGCCCCATTCGGGCTCGGGACGCCCACTTACGTGGCGAACATGGGCACACCGGTCCTGAGCCTTTACTCACAGTACTTCTACCCGTCTTGGCTTTCTCTGCCTGGCTCGTCCGGCAACTTTATGAATCTAGGAGCGGCCCACCCGGCTCACTTTGACACTCGAACCTCCAACCTCTTTATGGAGGCCTGGGTTTACTCTCTGGCAGCGAACGGGTCTGTGAACCAGCAGATCATCGCAGTCACCGACAACTCTGCAACAACAGATTGGAATATGTTTATAGGAACTGACAACATAGTTCACTTCGGGTACTGGGCGCCCAGTTACACCCAAATAACTAGCGGCGCCTTTTCCTTCACCAAGTGGAACCACGTCGCACTTTCCTGGAACCCAGTGACCAGGGCAATGTACGTGTTTCTCAACGGTGTTGTGTCGGGGCCGACGACTGCAGGAACCACGGGCGTCTACTCGGCGGCTCGCGAGCTCCACATAGGGAGCGAAACCACCGGCAGCGTTTTCAACGGCTACATCCAAGACCTCCGTGTGACCCGCGACGGAATCGTGCCGACCACGAGCTTCACACCCGGCTCGGCGCCTTTTGGCCTCGTGAGCCCCTCGTACGCACCGGGCGGCTCGGTCGTGCTCTCCTTGGCGACGCAGTATATGCAGAAATTCACCACACTCAATGTCAATGGTGTTTCACCATCCGCACCGACTCTGAGTTACGGTGCGCCCCTCTTTTCGCAACTCTCTGCCGCAGCCCGGACATCAGCCGTCGGCGCCTACTCGCTCAGGGCCGTCAATGGCGCGACCGCCAAGGCGGTGAACGTAAATGTGAGATATCCTCTAGGAACTTTCAGCACCTACACGACAGTTTATGGGGTCGTTTCTGCGAGTTCAGAGTACCCACCGGGTGGCGACAACCCGTACGCCTGGAAAGCGTTCGACGGCTTGACGGCCAGTCCCAACTACTGGGCTTCCGGTGCAAATTACACACAGGGTGTCGCCAGGACGACCGGTACAGTCACGGTGGCTGGCGGCACCAACTACTACGGCGACTGGCTGCAGATCCAACTTCCAGCGTCTTTCGTGCCGACCGGCTACGCACTGACTCTTCAACAAGGCCGCGTGAACGCCCCTGGAACCTGGTACGTGTTTGGGTCGACCGACGGGTCCACGTGGACGCTGCTCGACACTCAGTCGGGTGTCGCTTACACGTCATTCACTGACCAACAGGCGAGCACATTCCAGATCACTGGGGCAACGACCGCATACAACTATTACAGAATTGTTTGTAATATTGTTTCTTACAACACATCCTTTGCACTCGCCGAGTTTGTGATCCTCAGGGCTGCCGACTTCTGGGCCGACCGGCTTGGCAACCTCTTGACGGCGCCGGTGATTGGCCAGCGGATCCAGGATTGGCTCGGCGGCGCGACCGGTTACGTCTCGATATGGTACGACCAGTCTGGTCGTGGAAATAACGCAACTCAGACAAACACTGGGTTGCAGCCAGTCATATCAACTTTACCGAGTGGAAATAAAACTCCATATGGCATTTTTTTCAATAATGCAAATACTGGTGGAGTCCCTGCTATAGCTTTGAGTTTTCCGGCGTCATCAACTGTTCAACAATTTTTCCTGCGTCATTATCCAGCACAATGGAACTTTATAAGTGCGATATGGGGCACGAGCGGAGATTATGCTTTTAGATTAGACTCGGGTTCTAGATTTGCACCAAACAACTCGAATGACTGGATCAATTTCGCTGGAGCAGGCACCGTCTACTGGTACAATAATAATAATGCTGGAAATACAACTAATATGCTTTATCCTACTATATCAGCGGGAAGTTGGAATACTTTTGTAAGTTGGGCAACAAACACACCGACATGGAGCAGTCTCGGAGGCGGCCCGGCATTTATTGGACAGAATGGGGGCTATCCATTCAAAGATCGGGCATATAACGGTTATATAGTGGAACTTGTGTTTATGGAAGGCTCGACACTGATTAATTATTATCAAAATATATACAACTCTTGGATTTAAACTCTTCGCACATATTAGATGAGCTTCGCTCAGGGTGATTCGACCCAGCCCCTCGGCTTGGTCGCGTCCAACGTGTTTGTTACCGGCAAGTCCCTTTACGGAAACACACTCACGGTTCAGCAGTTGAGTACAGGGAACGTCTTGTCGGTGAGTAACGCCAACGGAACCACCGGTCTGTTTGTGAACCAGTCCTCGAACGTCGGTGTCGGAACAACCATCCCAGGCTATTCCCTGCACGTTGTGGGCGACGTCAACTTCACGGGCATTTTGAGACAGGGAGGCACGCCTTACGTCGGCTCCCAGTGGACCACAGGAACAACAAATGTCTACTACTTTTCTAATGTCGGCATCGGGACCAGCGCGGTCTCCGCCAATCTCACAGTCACCGGCAACGTGTACGCCTCGAACGCGATCCATACGGCCAATATCGTGGCCGCCGGGTTCACCTCGAACAGCACAAACACGGTCTTTAATTTCGACACGGTCGCCATACCGTTCCTGAGCGCCACGACACTCAACGTCGCCTCGACCACCAACGTGTACAGCTTGACCTCGCAGACAACCATCAACTACAGCGAAGACCTGTTCAAGCGCGGCCCGTACCTCATGCCGACCACCGCCAACTCGGCGGCCATCACCGGCTGGATCTCGGCAACGTGCAATGCCGCCTCACAGACAACCTCCTTCTGGTCCATGACCAGCGCTCCAGTCTACTCGAACGCGGCACCTGGGCCAAAAGGCACCACGGATTATGTTGGTGGCCTGCTTCTACCCGATGGGCGCGTAATGTTTTGCCCAAGTAGCGCCTCGAACGTTGGCATCTATAACGCCTCTACAGGGACTTTCTCGGCCGTCGTGCCATCGGGTGCGACTCTCACAGCCACATACGGAGGGGGCGTGCTCGCACCAACCGGTAACGTCGTGATGATACCGTATGGCGCCACGGCCGTCGGACTGTTCAATCCCATGACAAGCGCTTTCTCAACCTTCGGCTCGGCCACGGGCTTTTATGGCGGTGTCCTTGCACCCACAAGTGCAACCGGTGCCATGAAGGTCATTATGGTTCCTTATACAGCGACGACAATAGGCATAGCAGATCCGTTTGCACTAACATACTCTACTGGTGCATCGGCCACGGGGTATAGTGCAGGGGTGCTTCTGCCATCGGGGTCGGTTGTTTTGGTCCCATATAGCGCAGCAAATATAGCGGTCTACAACCCCGTCACAAACTCTATCACAACAACATATGCCCATGGTCAAGGGTCGTCCGCCTTTTCTGGAGGAGTGCTTCTACCGAATGGAAATGTGGTGCTAATGCCTTCGAGTTCTGCAAATATATTGGTTTACAACCCAAATACAAACACTATAACAACAGTTGCACATGGTCAGACGACGCCCGCCTTCTGGTCGGGTGCTCTACTGCCAACTGGTAACGTTGTAATGACTGCTCTGGCATCGGCTTATCACGGTTTGTTCAATCCGTACGCTGGAACTTTCTCGACTTTCGGGTCGGCAATGACAACTGCGGTGAACAAGTTTGCAGGGGCTGTGGTCGTTCCAGACGGCCGTGTCGTCTGCGTTCCTTATAGCTCGGCGAACGTCGGTGTCATCAGCACGGTGACGCCGGCGCCAGTGGAGTTTTGCAGGTCCCCTTATTTTAACAAGTACTAGTAGATGGCGTGCACTGCCGTGATCGACGTGGCGACCCAGACGATCATCGGCAAATTCATTCCGATGCCAGCCGGGTTCCCTTTCCCCACACCCGACCCGACGCCACAGGAGGGCCAAGTGGCCGTGCTCATCCCGGACACGCTCAGCTGGCAGTGTGTGACCAAGGTTTCTCTGGTGGGCGAGGAGTGGGTCTTCGAGGAGGACCAGGACACGAAGCAGATGTACCTGAACGGTCTGCGCACCGAGCGCAATAACCGCTTGGCAGCCTCTGACTGGACGCAACTCACGGACGCCCCAGTGAACCGTGAGGCGTGGGCAGCGTATCGCCAGGCGCTCCGCGACTTGCCGGGCTCGACCGTCAACCCAGCGGCGCCCGTCTGGCCAGAAAAACCCAACTAAAAGTAGATGAGCTTCGTAGCAACGGGTGGCGTGATCACCTGGTCTGACGGGCGCAAGATCCACACCTTCACCACGGTGGGATCATCGACATTCACAGTTTCTTCTGGGACAACGAATGCTCAAATTCTCGTTGTTGCAGGAGGCGGGGGGGGCGGCACTGGTGACGGTGGCGGAGGCGGCGCCGGTGGGTTGATCTATATTTCAAGTTTGATCATTACAGCAGGGAGTTATACTGTAACTGTCGGTAATGGCGGTAATGGCGGCGGCCCAGGCAGCGCTGGAGGAAATAGTGTTTTTGGTAGTTATACAGCCATAGGCGGCGGGCTGGGCGGCATTTATTCTGTCGCGGGTGGAAATGGCGGCTCCGGCGGTGGCGCCGGCTCCCAAGGAGGAAGCTCTGCCGGTAGCGGAACTTCCGGGCAAGGATTTGGCGGTGGATCGTACACGACAATTGGTGGCGGCGGCGGTGGCGGCGGTGGCGCCGGTGGTATAGGCGCCACCAGTGCTGCTGGAACAAATAGCACTGGTGGTAATGGTGGTATCGGATTATCTTATTCTATTAGCGGAATATCAACATATTACGCAGGTGGTGGTGGAGGCGGTGGTGGCAATACGAGCAGTCCCGCCGGTGGGCTGGGAGGGCTGGGAGGAGGAGGCGCAGGAAGCGCAGGTACAGCTACAGCCACATCTGGAACGGCGAATACCGGTGGCGGCGGTGGAGGAGGAGGATCCATTTCGGGAGTTGGTAATGGCACGGGAGGCGCTGGCGGATCTGGGATAGTGATCATCAGCTACCCAGACCCGACTCTAAGCGAGTTGCTGTACTATCCGACCGCCACGACACTCGCGATCTCTAACGTGACTATCACTTCCAATGCGGTCATAGGCGTGGACAGGACTGCGACCGGTGCGTACCTGACGCCGTCCACTTCGAACGCGACGGTCATCAGTCAATGGATGCAAAGAGTAACGTCCACATACTCTCAGCCATACTATGCGAACCTCTATTTCACGTCAATTGCGACTGGTTATGGTGCGGTCGGAAACAGAGTCACTGGCGCAGTTATGGTTCCAGATGGTCGTATTGTCGGTGCAACATTAGGAACGACACCTTCTTTTTCGATTTCGTACAATCCAGCAACATCTACATTCACGTCGTATGCCATCTCATATAACAATTACGCGGGGTGTTGCTTACTCCCAGACGGACGGGCGCTATTTGTTCCGTACGGTGCTGCTAATATAGGAATTTTTAACCCAGCTACAAATCTTGTTACAACGGCTGCCGCCGTAACTGGTGGTTATGACAGTGCAGCCCTTCTGCCAAATGGTTCAGTATTTTTGCCGTCTTTGAATGGAGCTTACTTTGGAATTTACAATCCAGGCACGAATGTATTCACGTCATATCCAAGCTCATTTGTTATAATTGGTGCCGGATGCACTCCAATTCCGGATGGGAGAGTTTTTGTAGCCCCGTGGGGTTCGTCTAGTTGGATTACCATGTACAATCCAGTGACAAATACAGTTACGAGTTATTCAACAGGATCAACGGGTTCAACTGGGGTGGGTACTTATATAGCAGATGGAAGGGTTGTTTATATGGGGGCTGGTGCATATATTGGGGTGTTTAATACTGTCACCAATACATGGTCTTCAATTTTGACCGGAGGAACTTCTGGTTATGGTAGATCATGTCTATTACCGGATGGCCGTGTTCTCTTTGCCTCTAACGGAACCTACTTTGGCGTTCTCAACCCAACTACAAACGCATTCAATACGTTTGCCGGTACTGGTTCATGGGCTTCTATTAATCTCGTTCCGGATGGACGAGTCATATTGATGACTGATACTGGAACGACCATCGGTATCGTTACGGGTGAAAATCGACCAGTACCACGTGAGTTCTGTCTTCACCCAATAAATAATAGAGCTTAAAGTAGGAATGAGCACCACCATATATGGCCCCAGCATATCAGTGGGGTCTGCTCAGCTCAACAACGTCTATGCAACAACTGACTTGATCTCCCAAGCCGCATCGTTGCCGCCGTGTACAACCCCGGCCGGAACGCAAGCTTTCGTCGGAAACGTCTCTCTCGTCCAGAACGCTCCAACCTATGGAACGGCCATGTACTTTCCAGGGCCAACCGGCAATTATATGAATTTCAACCCAACTGTAGCTAATTTCGATCTTGCCACCAACAACATGTTTGTAGAGTGTTGGTATTATTCTCCAGGCGCCGGTGGCGGCGGCGCTGGCAATCTCCAACAAGTACTTGCCGGCGGGGGGCCCACATTCAACGTAGATCAAGTGTGGGGCATTTATTTCTACTTTACGCCGAACAACAGTATCAACTTTTACGTGTGCAATAATGCGGCTGGTTCAACTACAGCCACTCAGACTGTTACTCTGAACTATAGCACATGGTACCATGTAGCCGTTTCCTGGATCGCTTCTACAAAGGCAATGTACGTGTTTTTGAACGGGCAAACGCCTGGGACGAATACCTTGAGCGGTACCATCCACGCATATTCAGCGGCTTATGGACTGTATGTCGGTGCCGACTTCAACAGAAACACTTGCAACGGCTATGTCCGTGATGTGCGTATAATCCAAGGCGGGACGCCACCGACGGCCGCCTTCACACCCGACGCGGCTTCGGCTCCGTTCAGCACGACCTCAGTGCCTTACGGCATCACGGGTGGCCAAAACATCTTCACACTTTTGAACCAGTTCAACTCATCCAACAACGCCGTGCAAATTACCCAGTGGATCCAGAAGACCATCAACAAGATCGCCCAGCCAACCACGCAGCGAATAGTCGGAACGGGTGTCACATTCCCGAACGCTGCATTGACCAGCAACAACAACACGATAAGTCAGGGTACTTTTATAACGAGCTCATCAACCGTGCTTAGTGCCCAGCCGTGGCAAGCATTCAATAAAAACGCTGGCGATTTCTGGCAGTCGGTTCAGATCTACAACGTCACTACAGGGGCTTACAGCGGTACACAGAGTCTCGGCGGCGTCTCTGGTGAATGGCTTCAGCTGTGGCTCCCGTACGCCATCACGCTCACTTCATACACTATCCAGTCGCGTGGTGATGGCTACCTACAATACCCTTACAACTTCACGCTCATTGGGTCCAACGACCAAATCACGTGGACCAGTCTGGACGTGCGAAACACCCAGACATTCACTAACGGTCAGATAATAACTTATACCGTAAGTCTTTCGGTTGCTTATAGGTACTATGCTATTGTTGTGAGGGCCATCCCACCGAGCACGACCGGCGGTGGCACGACCAGTATAGCTGAAATAACGTATACAGGGAACTATGACACAACGATCACCACTTTCACAACACCATTCTGGTCGAGCAATACATCAAGCACTAATTATTATCAAGTTGCCGTACCAAATAATAACGGAGGTGCAGGTGGCGTTAATGGAGGCTGGTCTGGTTGCGTCACTATTCCAGATGGTCGTGTGATCGTGGCGCCACAGATCCCGACTTCGACATCTGTTGGTATTTTCAATCCGGCTACAAACGCCTTCACAACAATAGCAGCTGGTGGTTTGCTTGCTGGTGCATATACATACGCTGGCCAAGGAGTGCTCGCACCAGATGGCCGCGTAATATTCGCTCCTTTTAGAATCACGGGTATCGGCATTTTCAACCCTGCTACAAACAGTTTTACAACAACAACTGGTGGCATGACGGCTGGTCCAGGGTACTCCGGTGCTTGCGTGCTTCCAAACGGCAAACTCATGTGGGGGCCTTATGACAATGCTTGGATAGGTCAATTCGACCCCACGACTAATACCTATAAAACAGGTCCAGCTATAACGGGTATTTCAGGTGGTTGGTCAACGGCCTATTATGCCGGTGTAGCCCCTTTGCCAGATGGGCGCGTTGTGCTCGTTCCTCAAAACGGTTCGACTATAGGAATTTATAATTATATAACAAACACTTTTACGACCGCACTTACTATTCCAAACTTTGTTGTAGGTGATTATGCCGGTGGCACTGTCCTCCCAGACGGCACGGTGTTTTTTTGTCCAGGGGTTATTGTAGCCTCGTCCAATAAAATTGGTATATACAACCCAAATACTAATGTTTTCAAAACAGTTCCGACAATGGGTACGGGTGGTTGGGTGTGTTGCAAGCTGCTCCCCAACGGTCTCGTGTTCTGTAATCCTTATAATACAAACTATTACGGTCTTTATAATTACCTGACACAGTCTTTCACTACAGGTCTTGCTAATGGTGCAGGGTCTGGTGGCGTTTGTCAGGGGGCGGGCCTTTTGTTTGACGGACGACTCGTACTTCCGCCTTTCGTTAACAATAGTAACATGGGTATTTATACCGGTATGACGACCCCAGCGCCTCGCGAGTTTGTTTTGCACCCATTATTTAATCACGCCAACTAGTAGATGAGCGAGACGCTCCAGTACCCCTCCACGACAACAATAGTCGCGGATGGCATCAATGCAGGCAACGTGGCCGTCAACTCGGACGTGCTCGACCAGTGGGCCTACCTGACACCGTCGCCCGCCAACGCCCCGACCATCATCGCAGGTCTCCAGCGACTCGCCAACACGTATATCAACTCGCAGAACGGCGCGTTCTGGTCCAACGCGTCTCTCGCCTATTCATCATCACCCGTTACGACTCTTGTGGGAGGCGATAAATTCGTCGGCGGTTGCCAGGTCCCTGACGGCCGTGTAGTCTTTGCACCGTGGAACGTCGCCTACATAGGGATATTCAACCCCAATAACAACACCTGGGCGACTCTCGCAACTTCCGGTACAGGTAACACTAACGACCAGTACCAAGGGGCGGTCCTTGCACCCGATGGCCGCGTCATTTTCGTGCCTTGGACGGCAACCGCCGTCGGCATATGGACACCGACGACCAACGCCTGGTCTACAGTCGGCGGTCTACCAGCTGGAGGCAAGTTTTGCGGAGGGTCGGTCCTCCCGGACGGTCGCATCATATTCTTCGCGTCCGGTGTTTCGTACTATGGGTTTTTCAACCCCGCCACTAACACCTATACGTCAGCGATACCCAGTGGAAACACCGTGCCTACCGGCTCCGGGCACATCGGGGGCTGCCTTTACGCTGACGGGCGCATCATCCAGCCACCCTCTTATAACTATGCCAATATAGGCATCTACGATCCAGTCACCAATGTTTACACAACTTATGCCAACGCCAGGCCGTCCAACGGCAACGGTGAATACGACCAAGCATTCATGATCCCAGATGGGCGCGTCGCCTTCATTCCACGTGGCTGCAACCCTGCAAATCTCGGTCTGTACGACCCTCGAACAAACACTTTCACAACTATTCTTGGCCCAGCTGCGGGCACACAGTGGTTTATTTCTGGGTGCGCGCTACCAGATGGTCGCGTCGTCTGTTCACCTGCATTCTCTTCATATCTCCTCGTTTTCAATACAGTCACAAACAGTTACACAACATTAGCTGGCCTACCTGGTGGTAACGCCTTTAACGGTATGATGATGTTGAAAGATGGCCGTGTTTTGGGCATGGCGACTGGGAGCACCACGCTTGGTATATTTTCAGGCTTCAACCAGGGCATCCCTGCCGAGTACGTCTTGCACCCCTTTTTCAACCAGAACTGCTAGCCAGCACCTCGGCCCAGCGCTTCACGTGCGCCTCCTCGGACAGGTGCTCCTTCACAAACGCGTTCGCCGCCCTCACAATCTCCGTGTAGTCTTGGCGGCCGCGCCACTTGGCCTCGATGTCGTCCGGCTCCTTGAACCCCATGTAGTGCGTGCCCTCCTTGCACAGATCGCTCCACCAGCACACGTGATCCGAATCCTGTTTCCAAAGCACAGAGTTCGAATTCATGATCCAGACTGGGCGGTCCCACGCCGCTGTGTTACCGTCAATGCTCACCAGGTGCTTGTAGGCCTTCTGGTACTTTTTGGGCAGGGGCGTGTGCATGTAGCGCTGGTAGCCAGGGTCCGCGTCCGCCATCACTTGCTCGGGCACTTGGTGGATCTCCGACAGGTACGAGTGACACCACGGCTTGTCCAGAGCCCACCTGCAAAACTTGGCACGCTTGTTGAACAGTGGTCGGCCGTCACCGGTGTAGTTGCCTATGAAAAAGAATTCATCAAGTTTTGTTTCGTGTGTGAAGGGGTCTGGTTCCTTGAGCGCCCCCATATAGTTCTGCATGGCGTACAGGTCCGGTACAAGTATGTTCTGCGTGTCGGTCCGGAGGGCACTGAACCCGAGGACCGTGTAGTCCACCTCGTCTTGGCCGACCATGTCGTGGAGGCACACGTCGATGGGCCGACCGGCCAGCTCGCCGCACAGCTCCGGCTCGAGGGTCGGCACCACCTTGGTGTTGAGAAAGTGCTGGAGCGTGTCACGCGACTTGAAGTACAGTACCTCGGCCATAGCCCCCAGCTCGGTCTTCACGTCAGGGTTGAACCGAGCAACGTACTTGCCGTTGTACGGATTCTTCTGGACAGAAAATATTGTGTGAAAGTTTTTTCCATCCATAGAGTCCGAGTCAGGTGGAATGTATTTCATTTAAATATATTTTACAACAATTGTTTAGATGTTGAACCACGTGACGATCACCAACCAACCGGACAACCAAGTGTTCAAGTTGATGACTGGGGTGACCAACTTGGCCAATATGTTTCCGAGCGTCCAGGTGGGTCACGGCAAGGGCATGGGTTACAAAATTATTTTGCTAAGAATTTTTCTGGATATGTTGCCCGAGGATGACCATGTGCTCTTCACGGACGGGCACGATGTCCGGATCACCGGGACCCGTGAGGACCTTATGGCCAGGTACTGGAACTTTGGGGCTGAGATTGTCTTTGCGGCCGAGCGCAACTGTTGGCCAGTCAAGGCCATGGAGCAAAAGTACTTGACAAACAGTTTTCCAGAAATTGTTTACAAGTTTCTCAACAGTGGTGCCTTCATAGGTCGGGTTGGTCCTTTGAAAAAACTGTTGGACGAAAGTTTTCATAATGTTTCTGGGTCGACCGATGACCAGGTTTTCTATACCAACCTGTACCTTGCCCACCAGACCGACCGGCGGCTCATCCAGCTCGATACCCGGTGCGCCATCTTCCAGTGCCTGCACTTGGCCATGCAGGACATCGACCAAGCGACGCGCACCAACACGGTGACCGGCTCGAAGCCGCTCGTGTGGCACAGCAACGGGTACCTTCACCAGTGGTTTATGGAGGACTTGTGTGGTCTCGAGTACACTTCACAGGTGAGACTTGAACCCGACCAACAACTGATCAGTCCCCAGAAGGACATCATAGCCATCGATGTCTCTGAAAACTTTAAAAAATATTTTTTCAAAACAGTTTTGTCAAAAGAGTTTGGTGGAGTCCGGGAGACTCAAGAGTTTCTTCACAAAAGTTTTCCCAACCACTGGATACTGGTGGCGACACCCGAGACTGTACTGCCCGAAAAGTTCGACTACTGTATCTACGGACGGGTACTGGACACCAGGCGTCTGTACGGCATGCTCAGGGAGTCGCAGGAACTCCCGCCTTTCACGCGGCACTTTCAGTTGTACTACGACAAGAGCCGGTACTGGGGGCCGCGTGAGGACTATGGCTTTTTCGACGACTTTGCGAGGGCTGGTCAGGTGGAACTACTGTGTTAAACATTTGACAAACTGTTTTTACAGAATGGGTTGGGGTGTATGCTTCGACCTTGACGCCAACGGCCAAGTGTTCTGTCGCGACGGGTGCCGGTGGCGAGCGACGGCCCACGACTACGACAACTTTGTGCCGTGGCCCTCGGCTCGCGAGCAGGTCCTGGACTATTACGAGAATGAGGCTCACCGAGAGCTCGACATGATCCGTGACGAGTGCCCTGGGACGGCTGCGGCGCTCGCGGCTGCCTGCGACGAGCACCTGCTCACGGCGTTCGCCACGTACAACCACCTGCCGGCCGAGCAGAAGATCGAGATGCACGAGACGAAGATGCGCGAGCTGACCGAGGACCTGGAGGCGCTCAAGGAGCAGATCGTGCAAGCCAACGAGCAGTACAGGCAGTACAAGAAAGCCTTCAAGGACCTGAAGCCGCCGACGAAGACGCCCAAGACGCGTGTGGACGAGCTGCACGACCTGATGGCGCCTTTGCAGGCCGAGCTGGCGATGGAGCTGGCCGCGACACGTGTGGACGGTCTGACTCGCACTCGTGGAAATATAGTAAAACAATTGAACAGAGAGAAAAAATTTGTTTTGTGAAAGTAGTATGGCGTTGCAAACGCGCGGTACATGTTGGCTGTACTCGATCATGAATGGGTTCCTTCTGTCCGACGATGGGCAGAAGGTTCTGCAGTGGGACATGGAGCGGTTCTATAACAGTCTGAATGGCAAGGAAAAGTCTTACTTCGATGACCACATCAACGCCCCGTGTCCGGCTGGCAACCTCACAAAAATGAAACAAATATATTTTTTTAAATTTTTGGACCAGTACTTGTGTGTGCTCTCAGGGCCCATGAGCGTTGCTCGCAAGGCGGGCAAGTCCGCTGAGCTGTTAAAGAATTTGCCGTTGGTTGGGTTGCGGGCTCGGACCCACGCAGGTGCCAAGGGGGCTTTTCCAGGTGAGGAGTTGGTGGGGGTGCTCAAACACATGGGGCTGTCGGACTATGTGGTGTGGCGGCCGAGCAAACCTGTGAACACAGGCGTTGCGCCTCATTTCACGGTCTACACGATGCCTGGTGGCGAGGACTTTATGCACATCCCGAACTTCAGGCCTGGCGAGTACTCTCTGGCCTGCTGCGGCATCACCTTTGCGAACAGCTCCAACCCAGAGAGCGGTCACGCCATCACGGGCTATATTCACAACGGCAAGGGCTTCCTGTTCGATTCGAACCGGATGGACCACTGGCGGTGCGACTGGTGGGACTTTGACAAGCTGCGGAAAGGGGTCTTGCCGATACAGAATCACTACAAAAACAAGGGCCCGTACAACACTCTTGGGTACTCGTACATCGTCCATGTCAACAGGGCGTGGGCCGACGGCATCATGCGCAAGTGCCGGATGCACTACAAGACAAAGACCCCCAACATCAAGGGCGTCAACTTCACCTCGCCGGGCCTTGGCGCGCGCATCAACAAGGGCAACTTTTACTACCTGCCGGCGGCGCAGCGCATCGCCCTCAAGCGCCGCTGGGCAGCCACCAAGCACCGGCCGAAGCTCGTGATCACCAAGGAGACTTTCAACTCCATTCTCAGAAACTCGAACAGCAACAATTCTGCAATGAGCAAGCTTTACACGCTGCAGAACGCCGGGTACTCGTTCAATGTGAACGGAACAAATTACAAACAGTTTCGCAAAAACATTGAGGAAAAGTTTCACAGGAGTCCTTACTCGGCTGCCAAGGCTCTGCTCAACAAGGCCAAGACGCCAGCTCAGCGCCGAGCCGCGTACTCGGCAGTCTGGCGCGGAGTTCCTTTGGCTCAGCGCGCGGTGCTCAGACACTACCGCGACACTGGCAGGTGGAAAAATTTCTCCTAAACTATTAAAGATGCTTCTGGTCCGTGCATGCGCTGCAGAGCCCCAGCCGTCCAAGCCGGTTTTCCGCCTGCCCAAGCGCCTGGCGCGCGCTCGCCGCGTGTGGGAGTCCAAGCGCATGGACTCGTTCAAGGAGATTCACGAGGCGCTCAAGAAAAAGGCGGACAACGAGAAAGAGTTTCTGAAGAGTATTCTGAAGGTGATGGACGAGGACGAGGAGGACGAGGGCATCAGTTCCAATGCCAGCCGTGACCTTTGAGCTTTTCGTTCACTTGCTCTAGGTTCAGAGACTTGAAGAGTCCTTCGGCGTAGTAGTCGACGGCTTCTGGCTGGCCTCTGAATTCGTGACACCACACGAGCTTCGCCGGCTCGAAGTTGAACCAGTCGTCGTGCAGCTCGCACCGCCAGAACTCCCCCAACAAAACATGAAAAACATGTTCAAAAAATACTGATCCGTTTTTGCTGTCAACAAGTTCGAACCACCTCTGCCAGTCTTGTTTGGGGTGGGCGAGTATCCTCTCTTTGGCGACTATAAACTGAGCACCCAGTGGTATTCTGAACATAAAGTAGTGAGGCGGCTTTAGGCTCTCTGGAAAGCCAAACTTTTCCCAGCTCGCCACCATATCCATTCGGTCTTCCTCCACGTCACTGGGATGAGCGAATGCATACCAGCCCATAAAGTTGTTCAAGGGTATGTACCCATACTTGTCGATCCGGGCCGCTTCGATCACTTCGAGCAGCCCTCGGTCGTGAAACTGGTGCCAGGCTGTCTCGTGTCCGTGCAGGAAGGCGATGTGGTCTGGGAGGTTGTCGTAATTCTCGACAATGTACTTGAGGTAACTGGACGTTTCAAAGCCTTTATTGGGTATCGTGTACTGAACAGGGAGGTCGGTCGGATCAGCGCCCTCCTTGTCCACGACAACAACTGGCCACTTGGACTGCTTGAGCCAGTTGAGATCCTCGTTGTAGTGGCCGGTGACTATGACCAGCATTAATATGCACCAAGTTTTATCTCTTGTGCTTCTGACGAAGATTGGCCATCGAAGGGATGGTGCGCGCCTGCCCGCCACGGCTGCGGCGCTGCTGCGGGCTCGCGCCGATCGCCGACGCCGCCCACGCGCGGTGCACATTCTTGGTGCCGTGGCCATAGTAGTGAAGGAAAAATCTATTCATACGGTTATTGTTGATGTTAAAGCCGTGCGAGAGGATGTAGTTGATATTCGCCTGGCTGAAATTCTTCAAACTCTCCAGCGCTCTTCTGTACATACCGGCGTTGTTGTAGAAGGAGGTGGGGTCACCTGCGCCATTGGCCCCTGATGCATTCCACGCCTTGAGCGGATCGCTCTTATTCTTGTTGAGCTCGTTTTTGAATTTCTTGAGCCGCTCCTCGGTTATGACGTGCTTGGTCACCAGGTTGTACGCCATGCCCATGGGCAGGCCGTGGGTCTCGCCGTTCAGCGGCGGGTTGATCAGCCTGTAAAAAACCTGGCGCTTGTTATTGGTCAGGGCTGCTATTTGCGTCCGCGACGGTCCGCGCAGCTGTGACATTTACTATAGTCTTAGGAATTTCTGCAAATTGGAACCCCCAGTCGCAGACCAGCGGCGAGTCGCTTAATTGGTACTTTCCACGCCTTTCCCAGATGTTGAAATGACGCGCGCCCTCGCGGCCCTTGAAGTGCACACCGTCCTCTGTGTAAAGTCCCGTGTACACTTCGTACTCGTAGTCGCCTGGGTAGAAGCACAGGTACATCGCCTTTTCTTCTGCTGGCCAGTAGCGCCACGTCACTGGCGGGATGGGCCGCGGCACAAAGTTCGAGGGCCCCAGCTTGCCAGGTGGCAGCCCAAGGTGCCGCCGCGTGTCAATGTCCGCGAAGCGGCCTACGTTGGCCAGCAAGTTTTCCATAAGGTTCAAGCGGCTCTATGTTTTAAGCCGTGCACCGCCAGCGCTTGGTCTTGGCCTGTCCGCCCCACGTTCCGTGCGTCTTGCGCCAGCGCATGCACTTGGGCCGGCTCGCGTTGTCAAAGACCGACCGGTGCAGCCCGTTGTAGAGGCGCTGCTTGAGCTTGCGCGCATGGCTCGTCGTCGAGTTGTTGGGTGACTTGGCCGCGCGCCGCTGCTTGAGCTGGTTGGCCATCATGCTCACGAGATACTTGCGCCGACGGATCACGGCCCGGTTGTACTCGGCCAGATAGTCCTTCTGCATCTTGATGAGCTCCTTTATCGTCATTTAATATGTCACGATATTTTAAGGCAATGTGGAGCCCCAGGATCCTGCGACCTCTGGAAATTGGCGTCGGGCTCAGGGTTGTCCCGAAACAGCAGAGGGGCCGTTGGCTCCGGACGGCGCTCGACGGCTCGGGCCCCGTGGGTATCAAGCTGGGTCAGTTTATTTCGAACCGTCCAGATATTTTTGGAAAAGAGTTTTCAAAAGACTTGGCACCGCTCAGGGACAACGTCACCCCTTTTGACTTTGCCGAGGTTTGCGACAAGGTTCCAGCGGGCGTGACGGGCGTCGAGCCGGTCCCCTTTGCGTCCGCGAGCATCGCGCAGGTCCACAGGGCCAAGCTCAAGGGCAAGGACGTGGTGCTCAAGTTCAAGCGACCGGGCATCGAGGCCCGCGTCAGGGAGGACCTTGCGCTGATCCGTGCTGGCAGCTCTTTGCTTTCTCTGATCCCGAACTTTGAGACGGGCGCGGTGGCCCCGTGGCTTGCAGAGTTTGAAAAGGGGCTTCTGGCCGAGCTGGACTTTCGGCAAGAGGTCCGGAACATCTCATTCTTCAGGGACGTGTACAGGGACCGCGATGACGTGGTGATTCCGCGGCCGTACTCGCGACTCTCGAACCAGGACGTGATCGTCATGGACTACACGCCCTCTACCGCTGTCGCCAAGGGTTTCAAGGCGGAGTTTCTCATCAACATGTTTCTCGAGCAACTCCTTTATGAGGGGGTGATCCACGGGGACCTGCACTCGGGCAATATGGGCTTGGGGCCCTTGGGCGGCTTGGTGCTCTACGACTTTGGCAACATCATCCGTATAAGCCCCACCTACAAGACGGCGATCCAGGACTTTGTGTACGGCGTGCAGACCAAGGACACTGACAAGGTGCTCGTGAATATGAATAAGATGGGTATGATTGTGAGGGACGCTGAAGTTACAAAAATATTTATAAAACAATATTTTCAGTATCTGGACACGCTTGACCTCGGGTCGTTCACCGTCAACTCCCCAGAAATTAGGGAAAAGGCGAGCAAGGTGCCGGTGGAGCTGGACCCCACGACACTCGTGATACTCAGGACTTATTCTTTGCTCGAAGGGCTGTGCAAGGACCTTGATCCCAACTTTTCATACCAAAGAATAATAACAAAAAATGTTGAGATGTTGTTTCTAGACCTGGAGTACATCATGTACAGGGTCCAAAATGATTCTGCTCAACTATAGTAATGGAGCGGACGATCTACGTCGACTCGAAAAACCGTGACATGTCCGTGTGGCCGAGCGGTAGCAACTATGTCCTCCACCTGACTGACGTGGTCCGCAACGTCAGTCGAGTTGATTTGGTGGCTGCAAAGGTTCCCAACACGTTGTACAACCTCAACTCGGGCTCGAACGTCCTGACGATCACGGGCGTCTCGGGCGTGAGCAACGTCTCGGTGTCCCCAGGCTTTTACTCGGCGTACGGTATACAGGGTGATCTCGGCGCCAGCTCGAACAACGCTGTGGCGTACCAGTACCTGCCTGACGAGGGCAAGTTCCTCGTGTACTCGAACGTCGCCTTCACGGCGAACGTGCACAGCAGTGACCTGGGCCGCATGCTCGGTCTGGCGACTGGCACGGTGCTCACGGCCACCTCGGCGAGCACGTGGCCCGTTTACTCTCTGAACCCGACGTACACTGGCATGTACCTGATAAAGTCGAGCAAGATGGTCGACCTTTCTGTGAACGAATTCATATTCCTGGACATTGAGGAGCTGAGGACGCCCTCGGCGCTCGACGCCAAGTCTATGAATCAGAACGGCACGTACAGTGGTGCGAGCGCTCGCAGGTCCTTCGCGTCCATTCAGATGGACGTTGGGTCAGGGTGTGTGAAAAACTTCAAGGAGTGTCACGACTACCGTGTGAGCGTGTTTTACCCCGAGCCGATCAACAGCATCGACCGGCTCACGATCGGCTGGTACGACAAGGACGGCCAGCCGCTCAACTTCGAGGGCTATGACAACAACGCATTTGTACTGAGGTTTTACATAAACAACGATCGTCCGGAGCTTCCACCGCCTCCTGCTGTGACGGAGGTGGAAGTCAAGCGTATTATAGAGGCGATGACACTGCTGCCACCGCCTGAAAAGAAAGAGAAAAAGAAAAAAGGACCTGGCCGTTGGGTCTATATACTAATCATCCTGGTCCTGCTTGGCCTGGGATTTACTTGGTCACGGCGTACATCACCTGTCCAGGCTCCTTTACCTTTACGTTGAAGGCGACCGCCTTGATCACCAGGAACACGAAGATGGCCAGCAGGGTCGTGGCCAGCGCCGCCAGCGCGTAGTAGCCGGCGCCATTCTTGTTCACCTGGACCACCTTGGCCACCACATAGCGCACAAAGTCCATCCACGCCACGGCGCTCGCGAAGGAGAAACCGGCCACGATGGAGTTCAGAGACTGAGCCTCCAGCTGAAGAGCCATAGAAGACAGAACACCAGACATTTAATAATTGTTTAGAAATTTTTTATTCAGGATCGCAGTCCGAGTCGGAGTCGTCCTGTAGGATCTTTTTGTAGTGCACCCTGGGTGGGAGCTCATCGTCAGAGTCCGAGTCTGCATCTTGAATAAAAAATTTTGTAAACTGTTTTTCTTTTTTTTGATATGGCAGTGGGTCTGACATCCCTACTTATATCACGAGATCAATTGTGTGAGACTCGTTTATCACACCCCTTACGAAGGTGTTCCATGCTATAGTTATACGTGGCTTGTCCCCTGTATAAGTGTCAACCATGTGCGAAAGCTCGCCTGGAAAAATGCACACATCACCCTTGGCGAATTCGAGCACCTGGTGTTTCGAGTTCCAGACGTTATAGTTTGTGTATTGAAACTCCAGTAGGTTTGTGGTGGACATAAAGCGTGTCGTGAAATAGTCTCCGTCTATGTACATAGTACCGCTTAGTATGCTGTTCGGGTGCGTGTGGGCCCGGTGCGACTGCCCCCGGGTGCTCATGTTTATCCACGATCCTGTTATATAAATCTCAGTATCTCTGGTCGTCTCCATGAGACTGTAGAAATATTCCTCCACACAGTGCATTGCGATATCCCTGAAAGCTCTGAATTCTGGGCGGGCGAAAATATCACAATCTACTGACCTGCTGTTCTGGTCGTGATGAAGCCACTTTTCGCTTGACAAGTCTATTTCGGGAAGTTTGAAATTTCGCCTATATATTGGTTTCGAAAAGGCCGCCAATACAGAGGCCATTTATGTATGCTAAGGAATTACGTCTTGGACGGGAGCGAACCCGTGTCCTCGATGGTGTTGAACAGGAGGCGCGCCTTGCCGCCCTGGATCTTGAGCACGTTGTAGGACCGTGCGTAGATCCTGAGCACCCTGGGGATGGTCGAGTACCGCAGGCGGAAGTCAAACTGTTGCCGGCGGATCTGCGTCATGTTGACCGAGCCCGTGGGATTCTTGTTTTCAGGGTCGATCGCGAAGCAGTACGTGTAGAAGAAACGGTCCGGGCACCTGTTGTGGTTTTCGAGCCCCTGGAGCACGCGCAGGAACAGCGGGGTCGCCATGTCGTCCGTGAGTATCTCCGTGCCGTTAAAGAGCATGCGCATCGTCACGAGCTGGTCGTTTGTGCCGTCGGCCGTGTAGTCGTACGGGACGGCTGTCGTGTTCTGGATGATGAAGTGCATCTCCTTGACAGGGTTGATGAATTCCGTGTAGAATGTCGCGGGCTGGGACACGAGGGGCATGTAGGTGCTGGCGATCGCCCAAGCCACCTTGTTGATCAACGGGGCGGTTGCGAACGTGCCGACGACAGATACTGTGGCTCCGGCGGTGACGGTCGGTGCGGTGGTGGTTGTGAGGGTGACTGTGTTGCTGCCGGTGACTGTGGTGACCGTCTGGAGCACGCCGCCTATGGTGAGCGTGTACGTCCCGCCGCCGCCCACGGGGCTCGAGGCGGTGTAGAAGGTGAAGGACACGGACGTGTCTTGCCAGGCGTACCAGTCGCTCGGGACGGTGAAGTTGAAGGTGTACGTACCGGACGCTATGCCGGTGGTGCCCAGGGCTATAGAGGACCCCACGTTGAATGGCTTCCGGGTGGTGGTCAGGACCGGTGGGGGCACCGAGGCGACGTGGCGCTGGGTCTGCTCGAGCAGGTACGTGAGCTCTTGGGTCATGAAAAAGTCGCGCTCTGGGGCGGGCAAGTAGACGGACGTGACGAGCAGAGAGGCTCGGAGCAGCCCTGTGACTGTAAGACTTGGCGCAATCTCGTTGAGCCGCCGGAACTTGAAGCGGATCCTAGGGTTTTGGTCCAGTGCGCACACTGGCAGCCCTGGTGTGAAAATACTAAAATTAAGTTTTACAAAATAAATTGTTTGACTGTTTGTTGTTCCTTTGCCAGTCAGGCGGGACAGGGCCGCCTGTTTTGTGGCTATGACTCTGAGATCTTGGCGAATTTCTATGTACTCTCCGTGGAGGCGCTCGAGCCGCTGGTCGCCAATTTCCAGCTGGGCCCACTCCATGAGGTACGTGGCTGCGCTGTTGACCACCGTGACTGTGCTTATGGGCAAGTCTATGCGGAGGTACACGCCTGTGACCACGTCGCACTCTCTGTGCAGGTCCACGGCGAGCTCAGAGTCAAAGACCAGCGCCTTGGGGAACTCGATGGTGTTGATCTGTTCACCAAACTGTGATCGTTTGGTGAACACTTCGCGAAAGTAAGTCATGTTGGGGTTGCCTGACATGACCTTGTCGGACGTCCCAAGTGAGTCGACCAGGGCTCTGGTCGACGTCATCCTACTTTAAGTGTAAGAATTAAACAGGAGGCCGCCCATCCCATTCTGGACGACGAGCACGTTGAATGTCCTTGCCCAGACTTGGAGGTTGACCGCTTGGCTTAGCTCGACTGTGAGCACCTTGTCCCGTATTCTCGAAAAGTTGGTGGGCGCTCCGAAGCGGTACATGAAGACGTTGCGTGTCGGGAAGGTGTCGGCCACTTCAAAGGGGGCCAAGAGGTTGAACATGACACCGTTGTAGTTGAACATCTCTGATGTGTTGAGGGTGAGCGCCATTGAGGTGATGTTGGAGTACGTGTACGTGTTGAGGTTGGCGTCGGTTCTGGCGGTAACCCAGAGGTCCGTGACCGGCCCGACAAACGCGAGGGGCAGAGAGGTTTTGCCAGCCGGTACAGCTGTTTTGTACAGCTGCTTTTGCTCGAGCACAAAGTTGTGCCGACTCTTTTTGAACCACTTGAGCTCGGCCTCACTGAGGTACGAGTACTCGACCAGGAGACTGGCGCTCGCGAGCTGCAAACTCGGAACGGCCGGGTCTACACTGATTAAATTGTTGTTATTGTTTCCGGCGTTGAACCAGTCGGTTTGTATGTAGAAGAATTTAGAAGACCCTGCAATGCCATAGAAGCCGTTTGTTGTTGAAATGTTTAGACCAACGAGATCTATGCCTGAAGATGTTTGGAACCTTGAATCATAGCTGATGTTTGCCGCGTTTTTCCATATGAATGTTCCGGCCGAGTTCAGCTTGACAAACAATATTCGCGATCCGCCGGCAGCCTCGCCCACCTCCTCGCTGGTCACTTGGGAGTTGACAAACGCGCCTGAAGTGTTTCTGATGATGAAATTAATAGATCTGAAAATGAAATGAATATAGATGTTGTCGGACGTGTCGACTTCCAGCCCCCCTGGAAAGTCGTCGCGCTCTCCGCCCCAGCACATGGACCACTGGGCGACGCCAGACGTGTTGTACTTGACTATGAAGATGTCCCTGTAGTTTGTGAGTAGGACGTTTTCAGCCGTGTTGTTATGGGTCGCGAACGCTGTTCCGCTGGCGTTGTAAAGGGTGATGGACGGTGATTGGAAGGTGCCGACCATGATGATGTTGCCGGCAGAGTCGCGGCGAATTTGCGTGACGCCTGCATAATCTCCGGCAGTCGAACAAATCTGCACGGCGGTCCACTGAACCACGAATGACGAGTCGTACTTGCGCAGAAAGCACCGGTACGTGGAGCCGACCGCCTCTTTGCCACTTATGAAGATGTTCCCGGAAGTGTCGGTCGTCGCTGAATCTATTTGAAGTGTGTTGCTGGTGGGCGCGTACGCCGTCACGCTTGTGCCTCCGCCAGTCGACGTGTACTTGATGAGGAAACCGCCCCACGTGTAAGGGTTGGACGCGGTTCCGAAAGACACGTCTGCCGAAGTGTAAGCAGTTAGAGTGCCGCCCTGGAACGCCCCGCACATGATGGGGTTTCCGGATGGATCGAGGGTGATAGTCGAAGGATACGCTGCAGAGGAACTGCTTGGCGCGTACGCACCCCACTGGAAGGCGCCGGACGAGTTGACCTTTGAGATGAAGCCAGAGTACCCACCACTACCGCGAGCCACCGTCTTTTGAATAACGGTGCTTCCGGCCGAATACCAAAGTATGTTGTGGGTGGCGTAATTGTGACCAACAACACCGCAAAAGTACGTGTTACCGGAAGAGTCGATGGCCAAGTCCATGGAATGGGCGCCTCCTTGGTAGAAAAGTGCACCGGACGCGGGGAAGTTGGCCGCTACGGCCGCCGCCCATTGAGGCACACCGGTTGTCGTGTCGAGAGAGACGCACCACGCCTGTGCAAGTAAACCGTTCGAAGGGTTTGGTTTTGTAGGATAGTAATAAGAGCCGCTTGTATACGACCAGTCCCATGTCGACCCCTTCAGAGCAATTCTCATATTTCCAGAAGCATCAAACTTCATGTGGTTGATATCGACCAGGTTATTGAAATAGGTGATCCATTTGACTAGACCATCGCTTCCGTACTTGATCATGTATAGTTGTCTCCCGCCACCTGCAATTGGTGTTACATTGCCGTACAAGCTACCGTCCTGGTTGTAAACTGCGACGGACGCATCGCTCGATATGCGATTCAATACATAATAATTGCCTGACGAGTCCACCGTTATACGGCTAGTGGCTTTGCCGTAAGCTTGTGTATCGACATCCACAAAATTTGCGCCGGACCAATCGTCGGGATAAATAATAGCCGACTTGTGCTTGGATATCCACAGCCACGACGCAGCGTCGGTGTATGGCTTGGTGGTGTCGTAGTAAATGACGCCCAAGTTTATGAAACCGCCGCCCACGTTCCAGTAGACGTAACGCCCATCGTACCCAAAAGGCGACATCTCAGGTTGGTAGCCGAACCCTATGGACTGGAAGATTGTGTAAATTGGCAGGTTGTTCCAGTTGAACCCTTGCCACGACGAGTTCTGTGAAAGATCCGAGGTGGCTGAAAACCGCCACAGGTAGGGGTGGATGTAAGGGCTGTTTCTGACGTACGTCCAGCCCCCTGCCGCAAACAGGTAGGAGTCGTTTTGAGCCAGAGTTGGGCTGGGAGAGAGGAGATTCATATCGGAGCGCGTCCATCCCGAAGCTGAGAGGAAATTGGCTGTATCTATGCGGATGGCCCATTTCTCGCCACCCGCCTCGAAAGACGTGTTTACGTACCGACCGTCAAAACTTGGAGTTGCTTGATAGATCATATTCGATATTCCGTACTGATCCTGGTACGAGCCGTTCCATATTGAACGGTAGTCGGCGTAGAAGGAGTAAGAGGAGGCGGCGTTAAAGTCGCTGAACGTGTCGAATCTCATAATCATCGTCGAGTAGTGCTTGCCTGGGTTGCTGCCAGAACTAGTACCTATGTTGTAAGTGACGTACGTGTCACCACCGGTCGGCGTCTGGCTTGCGTAGGTCATGGAGTAAATGGACGTTTCGCGGGCCCTCCAAAAAGTTGCAAAGTTGTTGTACTCTGTGGCGCTTATGGATGTGGCGCCGTAGAATCTGAAAATGATCGAGGTGGTCGACCACGTTTGCAAGACTATCGAGCGTCCAAAGGCCTGAATATAGTTCACACAAAGTCTTATATATACATACCTACCGTCCGTGGCGTTGAGTGTGAAACTGAAAACACCAGACTCGCCGCCGTTTATGGGACCCGTGTGAGCATTTCCGTACCCAAAATTTCCCCAAAACTTGGTGGTGCTCTGAACACGCGAGTCTATATTATTAATAAAGTCTGCTATCGGCTGTCGGACAAGATACTGCAAGTCGCCTGAAAATGTGTATATGAAATTCCCCACCGGCAAGCCCCACTCGGCGCCAGTTCGGGTGACGCGTCGATAAGCAGTCGGATCCGTCACTGCTTTCGTACCATCGTAAAACACGCGCTTGGACCCATCGGGGTTGCCCTCATTCCAGAATATGATGTCATTGTAGATGTAGGGTCTTTGGGCGCTGTAACTCGTCGTTCCGAGCATGGTGCGCAGATCGGTGACCGTATAGGCGGTCACGTCCTGGACACGACTCGGGTTCTGGTTGGTGATTAAGTTGTACTGTTTCTCAAACTCCACTTCAACCTGGACGTCGTGGCGGTCTAGGGCGCCTATGGGGATGTTGTCTATTCCGAAATTCATGTGCGTGAAGCAGTACCGAGGGGCGAGCTTGTAATTCGTGTCATTCTTACCGACCAGGGCGGTCAGGGCCATCTGATTCTCGTACGGAACCTCGAGGTCATTCTCGAGATCGATCGAGTCGCCGGTGATGGTGCTTACGCGCTGTCCACCGATGAGCAAGGTGGCCGAGCGCACGACTCGCGTCCCGAGGCCGTCGTAATAAGTGCCTATCTGAGGGGGCGCGTAGCCTGGTATCCACCCTGAAAGCGTCGTGGTGAGCTGCGAGTTTTTCAAGCCGCCGGTTATGTTGTAGCCGTAGGCGGAACCGAAGCGCGCGTCGGGGTTGCGAATGTCAAAGCCCCAGAAGGAGGCGCTCGCCTCGTCCGTAAAGTAGAAGGTGGCGATGGTGGAGCTTGAAAAGACAAACCTGTTGATGGTCGAGTCGTACGTCACGTTGATGGCGTACCCAGTGAAGTTGCTGGCCCACGCGGCGAGGTTATAGGTGGTTGGGTAGGATGACAGCGAGCCCGTCTGGATGGCCAGGGTGAGCACGCCGTTCACGAGAATGTACAGACGGATGTTGATGGCCGTAAGCAGCTGGGTGTAACAGTAGACGCCCAGCGGGGGGGTGTAAATGGGTGGAAAGATGGTCCGGAGCGTCACGTCAGTGATGATGTCGCCTTTGTAAGGAATGGTTGATATGACCGAATCGTCGAATGCCGGGGTCGTGTCGAACGGAACTTCGTGGGTCTCTACGATAAACGGAGTGTGCCGTAGGTAGACGGTGTCAAAATACGTCACACTCGGTTTACCTGTGATGTAGGCATCTTGTAGACCTTCGGCAATCAGTTCGATAATTGCCATCCTACTACTGAGTCACATTATTAATTTTGCAAACGCGCGGTGCCGCCCGAGAATCGCAAGATGGCGTAGCCGTAGTAGTACAGGTTGATGGTGTAATTCGTGTTGATATCAGCTGCATAGTCGGGGTTGAACTTGATGACGAGCTTGCTCGTGTCCGAGTTGATCTTTTCAAAGTTCAGGTAGCCGCCTTGGTTGTACTCGCGGGGGCTGAGGCCGAAGCAGTATGACCAGATGCTCTTGGTCGGCACGGACAGCCCGTGCTCCATGGGCTGCTTGAAGGTGAAGAAAGGGCCGGTTGCGAACGTGCCCATGATGTTGCGGCCGTTCAGGTACAGGTCACAGTAGTCGATGGGGTCTATGTAACGACTGGCGGCGCCGTCAAAGGCTGTGAGCGGGACGGCCGTCTGGAGGTACTTGGATGTGTAGCCGTAAGCGTACCGGGAGCCAAAGTACGTGCTGGACAAACTCTCGTACTCTTTTTTGCGAATAAACCAGAGCATGGTGGTCACCGGGAAGTTGGCTGAGAAATTCAGCGTCGGCCGACCGTCCGAAAACTCCTGTACAGACTCGTTTTTGAACCGTTGTATAACCAGGTTAAATTCTCGTGTCTGGTAGTACAGTCTTTCCTCGGGGGTGAGGAGGATCTCCTCGGTGATGACCCTGGGGTTGATGAATTCGATAGGGGTTTCGTAGTTGGTGAACCACAGCTGGGGTCTGAAAAAGAATTTGAAAGATATTTTTGTGTTTTTGAGAGCACACACGGGCAGGCCAGGTACCTCAAGTCGCTGAGGCTTTTGGTCAGCATGACTATGGCGGCGACAAAAAAAGAATTCCAAGGGGATGAAGAGGTCCAGCTGCTGCGTCCCGGGCGTGTCCGAGCCCTCTATGTACCCGCCGTTGATCGACTTGAACATGGCGAGCTTTTCCTCGGCGTCCAGAAACAGCTGGTCGTGCAGGATCAGCCAGTCGTCAGTCACCTTTTCGATAATGGCGTCACCGATGCGAAACTCGATCTTGTCGATGATGGCCCGGCCAACTTGGTCGGTCCAGGCGGCGTCCACGATCGGCGGCAAGCTCAGGGCCAAGTAGATGTTTGTGAAAATGTCGCCAAACTCTTTGGGATTCATCTCGACAGTGACCGTCTGGCCGATAAACTTGGTCCCTGGAAGCTTGGTGACGCGGTGGAACTGGGCAAAGTTGGTGTGTTGTCTGATGCTCGGCCTGAATTTTGACTCTTTGTCGTAGAGAAACTCATCCTGCGGACCAAAGGCGCTCAGGGCGATGAGCGGCGCCGCCTGGTCGTAGGAACCCTTGGCCGTCAACAGGGACGGCACGAAAGCCATACTACTAGTTATTGCGGTTATTTTTTAGTGGAAAAATGCCCGTACATCGTATGGATCTGCAATTGCGGAAGTTTGACCCGAGCACTATGGGTGACGACAAGGTGTGTATTTTCGTCGGCAAGCGTGGGACTGGCAAGTCGACGCTCGTGACGGACATCCTTTATCACAAGCGTCACATACCAGCTGGCATCGTGATGAGCGGCACGGAGGATGGCAACCACCACTACCGTCAGTTTGTCCCGGACCTCTTCATCTACGGTGACTACAACAAGCCGGCGGTTGAAAAGGTTCTGGAGCGCCAGCGCAAGCTCGTGGGCATGGGCAGGAACCAGCCGGCGTTCCTGCTGCTCGACGACTGCATGTACGACAGGGCCTTTATGCGCGACGACTGCATCCGGCAGTGCTTCATGAATGGCCGCCACTGGAAGCTCTTTTTCATGATGACCTGCCAGTACGTGATGGACATGACGCCTATGATTCGGTCGAACGTGGACTACGTCTTTGTGCTTCGAGACAACGTTCGGCAGAACAGAGAGAATTTGTACAAATGTTTTTTCGGAGTTTTTCCCAACTATGACACCTTCGCCACCGTGATGGACAACTGTACAGAGAATTACGAGTGCTTGGTGCTCGACAACACGAGCAAGTCGAACCGCATAGAGGACTGTGTCTTCTGGTACAAGGCGCCGATACGCCGCGGGTTCAAGATCGGCAGCCCCCGCCTCTGGGAGTTTCACCAGAAGAATTACAACGCTCGGCACGCCACTGGGAATGGCAAGATGATGGCCAAGGAGATGGTCAAGAAACGGAACGCAGGCCCGACGCTGACTGTGAAAAAAACAGGCTAGAATTTCTCTCCAGAAGTTTTAGATGGAGACCATGGACTTTAATGGTACTGGCAACATCATACAGTACATTCCTCCCAAGAGTGACGATGGGCCGGACCCCAAGGCGAGCGTGCCCACGGGTCTGTTGCCGCTTGAAAATAAAGTTGACAATAAACAAATGGCAGAGTTTTCTTCCCCGATTGAGGAGGTTATGGCTGGTCCCGGTCAGATGTTGCAGGACGAGGTGATGGGCCCGCCCCAGACCGTCCAGTCCAAGCGTGTTTCCCGCAAGTCCGACAAGCGCAGCTCGGGCAACCCCTTCGGCCTGACTGACGAGCAGTACACGGCGGCCATCGCGGGCGCCGTGGCGGTGGCGGTGTTTTCCAAGCCGGTTCAGGACAAGCTCCAGGAGATGATTCCCAACATGATGGGCCCCGGTGGCGGCATGTCGATGACCGGCATGGCGGCAGTGGCTCTCCTGGTCGCGATCGCCTTCTACTTTGCCCGCCAGACGCTCATGAAGTAAACACCTCGCCGCAATAAGTCACGGCGGCCGTCTGCTTGTCGTACAGCCCCTGGCTGACGGCAATCTCCTTGAGGTCTTTGAGGTTTTTCCAAAACTCCGTCGAGTGATCATACTCCGTCACGGTGATGTGTGCAAGCTCGTGCAGCAGCACATAGAACGCCGAGTTGGCATCGTCCCCTCGCAGACAGATGCCAATTTCGTACCCTTTATTCACGTTGTACCCTATAGCCCCCTTGGACTTGTCCCAGTCAACCATCCCTGTGATGATGGACGGCTTGACGAGCTTCTGCCACCGCGGGTCATCGAGGGTGGCCAGGTGGGCCCGCAGCTTGTCGTACCGGCGCTTCACCTCGTCCAGGATGGGGGGCGGCTTGTTGTACCAGACCACGACCACGAGGATCATGGTGAACACCAGCCACCACATTACTTTTACTAAACATTTTTCCTGAAAACAAATTTTGTATATATGTCCGATATGAGTCCGGTCGGACTACCAGTCATGGACTCCCAAACAATTGTTTGAAAACAGTTTTTCAAAATATTTTTTAGTTTCAAAGTATCGAGGATTGGCTCGGACTTTTCGACCCCATTGTAGAAGGGTCCGTCACAAAGTTTGACTTTGAGGGTGTCACCATCCCTTATGCAAGTGTTACCGAGACGGTCCATAAACCACTCTGTCTCGAGACGGTCCGGGTCCGGTACCAACCCTATAAGCAACCCACCAGGCTTGACTGAAGAAACAATTGTTTCAAAGTTTTTTTCATAGTGGAGGGAAAAGTTGTAACACACTACATCGAAGGGTCCGTTGGTAACCTTATGGATATCCCCTAGGATAAACTTTACCTTGAACCCAATTTCCTTCGCACGGCGCTTGGCCTCCTCGAGCGACTCGGCGTCCGGGTCGACACACGTCACCTGGGCCTGGACCGACTGCCACTTAAGCAGGTCCCCGCCCCGCCCGCAGCCGCAGTCGAGCACCTTGGAACCCGGCTTGACAAACTCATTAATCATCTTACGCTTGATCATATTGTGATCCTTTCTCAACTGTTGCATTTTTACTTAAAAAATAGTAGCACGTTATGTTTATATGGAGGTGCTCACGACCGATCTGACGCAGGTTCCCGGCCAGCTGTTCGCTTGCATCTCTTTCGTGGGTCCAGACCAGCCCCAGAAGAATGAGCAGATGGGCATGAAGATCCGCGGTTGCTTCCCGAGCCGTGACGAGGCGGCCCACCACGCTAAGCGCCTCCAGAAGGAGGATGCCACGTTCGACATTTACGTGGTGGACATGTACAAGTGGCTGCTGATCCCTCCCCAGCGCGACCAGATTCAGGACGTTCACTACCAGAACGAGAAACTGGAGGAGATTATGACCAAGTACCAGGATAATCAGAAGCAGGCTGCCCTCATGTTCGAGAAACGCAAGCGCGATATGATGGCCAAGCCCCAGGAGGGCGATCACCCGTACATCGAGCCCGGTGACGAGAATAGCAAGTTTTACAACAAGCCGGACGTCCCGCCGATCCCCCACCCGGCCGAGGTTCTGGAGCGTCTCCAGAAGGAGAATCCAGACAAGTCCATCGAGGAGCTGGTGAAGCTGGCTGACGCGGAGGTGGCGGCCGAGATCGAGCGCCGCAAGGCGGAGGAGGGCCCTTCGATGACTATCGAGACGATCAAGGAGTAATTTTCTAAGTATAAAATAATGAAAAGTGTATTCAGACTCTTCGCAGCTGGTATAGTCTTGTGGCTCGTCTGGTTGGCTCTACAGCCTAGACGAGAGGGCCTGACTACCGGGGGCGAGGGGGCTGGACCTTACGATGCTGCTTTCTTTAAAGAGCAAGATAGCAGCTTGCGTACTAGTACCTGGGACGGCATCCTTCAAGAGGACATCAAAAAGCCAGGCACATGGGGAGAGTTTGTTGGCGTGGACGATACCGGTGTCGCCATGTATGCAGTTACTGCCTGATCACAACAGGCCTCATATTCATAAGAAACGCGCCTACTAGGACGCCGAGCAGAACCCACTGCCACGGGATCTCAAGCTTCGGCTGGGGCAGGTCTTGCAGGTCGCTTTTGAACTGGCTTTGGCTTTGGCTTGGACTTTCCTCCATCACTGGGCTTTTCTTCATCGTCACTTTTATCTGAGTCCGAGTCATCGTCCACTACAAACTCGTTGATGCTGCCAGACTCGTCATCAGCCTCCTCCTCAGAGTCGTATGAAATGCTCGAGCTCACGTCCGACTCGTCGTCATCATAGTCATCGTCTGCATAGTCATCCTCGACCACCTCAACTGGCTCGTAACGGACAGGGGGCTTGGACACGCGGCCGGAACGTGTGCGAGTGTCCATTGCCTTTATTGGTGGTGATATACTTTATCTGCTATTTCGTTTATGTGATCAGCGTGCTCTTCTGACCACATGGCCAATTCTCTAGCTGCTTCGGCCGCCTCTCTGTTCTGCCCAGCGTTTGCGTGCGTCACGAAGCGCTCCCAGATGTCTGGCGCGAGGCCGCTATACGGGTGTATTAATTTTATATAGGGACTTTGCTTTTGGGGGGAGAAAATCCATAATAGCGCAATCAGGAGTAGAATCCAGACAAGTAACATTCTTAAGTTTCTCCACTATACTTGGCGGGAGATTATGTTCGCGCCCAGAAAACTCCTTGCAGTCCTCGTCAAAGCACTTCTGGGAGATGATCCCGCCTTGCCTGACGCTGAACCAGACGTGGTTGCTCTTGTGCCGATCACCGATGCGCTCACAGTACTTGGAGTTGCTCTGGATGTACCAGCCGTTGTGCTCGTGTCTGATGACCCGCTTGACCCGCGTGTCCTCTTGGCCGACAAACTTGGTGCGTATGAAGCGCTCGAGCGGCTCCGAGTCCTCGAGGCTCAGTTCACACGGTTCCTCGGTGGTTTCTGCGAGCGTCCGGATGCTGAACAGCTCGAGGATGCCCGTGTCGGGCTCCTTGGAGAATATCTCGCCGCCAAGGGACTTCCAGGGGATGTAGGGGTCGCCGGTCGGCTTTTTGTGCGACCAGAGCATCCTGAGCCCGCTGCCCCCATAGACGCTCGCGTCGATAATCTGTGACCACGGGAGGCTCTGGTCGCGCTCATCGAGCTCCAAGAGTATGCGTGTCCGCAGCGAAAGCGCCTCGCCCTTGGTGACGACCACGTCCGGGAAGTGCACGTGGACACCGGTCTTGATGCCCTCGGTGCAAGGTCTCGGCCTGGCCCGAGCTATGCAGCACCTCCCCTTGGACACTACAGAATGAATTGTTCGACAAATGTTTTCAATCTTTTCTTCAGACAGTTTCTCAGGTGCTTTGTAGTCAATGTCCACGAAGAAACGAAAACGTTCCGTCTTTTGTTCAACCACATAGAGCTTCGTACCCTGACGCACCTCTTGGATATACGTTCTGAAAAACTCGTCAGCCTCTTCATGGGGGACGTGGAGGATCCCACCGTCCATGAGGAGGTGCGTTGCCGGCGGCGACGGCACGAGCCACCGCCTGATTGTCATTACCTAGAAATTGCCTGCTATTTTTAACTCATTCTTCATCGTCGCTCGAGTCGCCCAGAATGATCTGCAGGAGGTTGCGGCTCTTTTTCTTGGGGGGCTCCGGCGCCGGCTCCGGATCCTTGGC